GCCATCTCCGTACCCATCAGGGCCAAAGAGTCTTAGGCTCTCGGAAATTCTAGAGAGGATAAGATCTGCGGGCTCTACAAGACCGCGCCTAACATAGAAGTTATGTAGGACGAACAAAGTAGAGCAATCAAGGATGTCCTTAATATAACAAGGACGAATATCGATTCCCGATAAGTAATCCTTTCCACAAGATTCGCGGAAAGGCCCAGAAGCGAAGGATTTAGCCGGATTCGGAATGAATCCAACACTGTGCAAAGTATCGCACAATAAGCTATATGCTTCTACAGGGATGATAATATCATCTCCGTACACACTTACGTTCTCAGTACTAGCACCGACTGCCTCAGTGGCAGAAAATGCGAGGGCATAGAAAATAAGTGTCTCCAGTGGGAAAGTAAAACCGTTTCCCATCGAAGAAAACTTCTGGAAACGCTTCCGAACATTGTCAAAGGTATAATGTGAGCATCTTCCATAGTTCAAAAGGGAAACCCAATCGAACGGAAGAAGATGCGCGACAATACCTTTACTGACCGTGTCAGAAGCGCTACTCAGGTCCAGTGTTGCTAAAGCACCGGTGAGCGAACCCTCCTTGGCCAGTCTCTGATTACGGGACTGATCTCGGGTGTTCACACCTATCCGCCTAAGCCGTTTTGCAATCCAGTCGCCAAGACCTAGCTGAAACATCTGATTCAGCACAGGCTCGACGGCAATGGATCTGTCGACTTTTGCGGTTTTCGGGACGAAGTCGAGTCGACTATCACATATGTGAATATCGACAAGTGCCGTCTCAGAATCCCCAAAAGGGATCCAAGCAGGCATTTCTGCTAGGACCGCCGAAGCGATCGGAGCAAAATCTTCACTACAGAAGTACCCCTGGCCCAGCTTACGCCGTGCCGAGGCATTTCTTTTAGGTATCGCGGTAGTTGCACCAGGGCCGAAGCGATAGTCGAGTTCAGAGAGAAGAGGAGTCCTTCCGAGTATGGATGAAATTTTACGCTGAGAACCGTGTAATACGGCTTCAACGCGCGGACAGAATTGAAACTGCCCGCATCCCCACAGACGAAAGATCTCATTACTCTCCTGACACAAAGCTTCAGCTTCATCAAACTTACTTAGGGCTGCGGCTCTCCGGTCGATACCAAGGTCGAGGTCTTTGCGCTTTGAATAAAAGGCAAGGACTTGTCGAACGTGGTACCCATCGGATGGACTAAGCCCGGGATAAGTAAGATTAAAGTCACACAAAGCAGAAACATCATTGCGAGTAACACAAGCAATGAGATGCTCCCGCTCTGGAAAGTTTTCAGTAACTTTCCCGAGGTGCCATAGTGCGAGTTCCTGAAGAAAACCATCGGTCTCCCCTTTCTCAGAAACCTCATCCCAACGTGTAAAAACACGCATAAAACTTCCTTTCATTTGGAAAGTTAGGGTGTCGCCAACTTCAAAATTAAGTTGGTGCGACGAGGAGGTCGAAGAGTTCCGGGAGAGGTCCGGTCTGCACAGGAGTAACGGAGGTGGAAACACTACCCCCGATGTTCAAGTGCAGTTGACGGACCAACCGACGACCAGTTGAATCAGACCGTTCGTGGAAGTAACCAATGGTTACGAGCGTATTTTCATACGCCACTTTCGGAGCAGCAGTATAACCCGCTGCATTCTGACCAGAGACTGTTTCCATAACAGGAACGACAGACCTTTGTTCAACCTTGTAAACGCCAGATGCGAGCTTCTCGATTTTCATAGAAGCGCGAATTTGGGCATAAACTGGCACTGAAGCCAGGTTCTCACGCCATTCAGCAAATACGGTACCTTTATCACGGGTAACCGAAATGGCCTTCAGGGTGTGAGTTACAGGGGTTGCAGCACCGTCAAAGACGGTAATGTCAGCAATTTGCGACATATATTCTCCATTTAGAAACACGCAACACCGGAGAGTATTACGCGGGATTGAAACCTGGCTAGGCTAACTAGCTAAGCCAGGAACGTGGGAACTTCTGTGTCAACAACGCAAGAGCATTTGCAGCATGTTGCCAAGAGGCAGCCTTTTGCAAACCTTTAAATGCAGGAAGAGGCGGACTGTAGGTATTTCCGACAGTACGATCGAACTGCACACGCACCTCTTTAAAACCGGGTGCGTCGACTGTCCATGTGTATCCTGGCGGATTGTGATACTGCCAGGATTCAGCACGGATAAGTCGTTTGCGAGAGATGACAAACTTACCCGTAACTGCCGAGTCAAAGGCCATCGCCGATAGAAAATTTCCTACCGGTATGAACCAGTCAACGACAAACGAGTAAGGCGTTACTTCCCATGCCACGCTTAGAGGGTCAAGAAGACCCGATAAGACAGGCATATTAACGGATTCGACCTCGAGAATGACGTTCTTACGTGTGTAATTTTCCCAAGAACTGGGACGTAAGTTCGACGGATTCCCGGGGTTTTCACCGTACGCGGTCTTAGAAACACGAACGCGTTGCTTCGGGGGAGTAGAAAGCTGGTGCTGCAACATCTGAGCACCCGCATGTACATCCTGAAGCAAGGGAAGCCAACCATACTGGAGTTCTAACCAGTTGTTTGCAGCGCGGTAAGCGATGGGGGTCTTTGAAGCAGTAGACCCACCACCTATTAGCCAATTTGCTGCCTTCTTAAAGTCACCATGCCGGGCGGCAATTCCTGCGCCCAGTATACGTGTCGCTCGATCACCGATCATCTCCAATGCTTGGTGCCCTTCCGCAAGGAAGTTGCCAGCATGGAAAGATGAACCAGCGATCTTGTCACGTAACTTTGAGAACAGATCGAGGTCGTCGTTAGAAGACCAAGGATCTGCAACACCTGGTAAACCACCGAAACACGAGTACATAGTGCCATCGGAAAAGATCCCGAGGGGATTATCGCACCATTGCATGACTGGATCGTCGGTTGACGACAGAGTCATAGTGTACGCGTGATCCTCAGCTCTGCCCCTTTTAGGGGGGCGGGAGAAGGACTTGCGAAAGTCCCAGCTGAGAGTAGGGCCCCTGGTATTGGTTTCACTAAACGCTTGATTATTTCGAGGAGCAACTGGATAGTTGCCACCCGAAAACGTCTTGTGTCCCCAGGAGCCTGGTTGCGCCGCACCACAGCCTAGAGTTTGGGGCACGCGAGTGTCCCAAGTTTTGTCTCCAGAGCTCATGGTGCGTCAGAAGTACTGGCCGGGTTAACACCCGAATCCAGGGAAGAACTCCGAGGAAGAACATTACTGGTATGCTTAAAGTCCGTTTCGATCGGATCCGTAAGTCTACGGATCAGAAAGGCGAGGTCCTCGATAAGAAGAGGAACGTCGCGGATGAACAACTGTGAAGGGTGAAACCAGGTCTCAGGAATGAGCCAGGTCGCATGCCCAATAAAGGCAAAAGAGAGAACAGCGACCTCCAAACGGAGGCAGCAATGCTCAATTTCCCTAACAGAAGAAACATCTAACGAATCAATAGCATTAAAGGAACTACTATAAGACTTCAGGAAAAGATTTACGAAGAGCTTACGCTCGACGCAAGGCATACTCGAAAACACCTCAGTAAAATGAGGAGAGAAAGAGTAAACCGGCTGCAGGCCCTGCAAAAGCAGGAGTTCTGGGCATTCTTCTGATGTCATGGTAATTTCTCCAGTAAAT